GGGTATAGGTAGATTTTTATATAGATTACCAATACAAACCCTTAAAACTAAGGAGTATAAAGGTAGAGAATATCCTTACGCTCCTGAGAAAGATAAAATTATATTTGATGGGGATACATTAACTAAGTATATTAATTGGAAAATCAAAAACAATAAATAATGGGGTTTTGGAAAATATCAGATGAGATTGCAAAACTTCAGTCAGAAAATTATACACGTATTCAATTACGTGATGAATTAAGACAACTTTATGTTTTGTTAAGTAAAGAAGAATTAATAGAAGAATTAAAATTAACTGAACAAAAATTAAAAACAATAAATAATGGCAAATAAAGATAGAGATATACCATTAAGTGAGCAAAAAGGACATTTAGGAACAATGACTTATGACCAACTTGGAGAGTTTTTAACTATAACTTTAAATAAAGTTCATGAAAAAGAGATGAAAAAATTAAAACAAAAAAAAGATAAAAAATGAAAGTACTACCATTCGATTTAAACACTACTAGTCAAAAGACTAAAGAAAAAGTAGATTATTTAAAAGAACCAGGAGCTTATAATTGTAAAATAATAAGTATAACTACTTCTGATTTATTAGATAATTATAAAGGTTCACCATTTATTACATTTAATGTAGATGCTAATGGAAAACAATCTAGAGTACAAATGTGGGCTGTTAAACAAACTGATAAACCTTCTACACAAGATTGGAAGAAAAAGCAAATGAAAGACTTTTTAGTGAATGCAGGTGTAAAAGATTTTTCTGATGATTCTACAGCTATGAACGAAGCTATAGGAAAAGAATTAATGATTACATTTATATCAGAAGAATATGTTACTACAGACAAAGAATCTGGTCAACCTGTTATTAGAGAAGCTTTAAAGTATAGATGGAGTAATAAATCAGGAGCTAATTGTTTATATAATCCAGATATGAATAAAAAACTATCTGCTGAAGATAAAGACAAATACAGAACTATGGTTGAGGAATACAAAGGTAATGCTAGTGTTCCAGCAGAAGAAGACCTACCGTTCTAAATAAACTATGGAGAATGAAATCTTTATATCGAGAAATGTGCCAAGTTCTAAGAATGGAAAAAGATGGACTGGGAAATATCTTATACATTCTAAAACTACAATGAATTATATAAAGGATACTAAATTAGAATACGTGATGAATAAAGAAAAGTTTCAATATATGATAAAAGAAAAAGAAGCTCCTTATAAGATTTCATTCAAATTCCATAGAAGTACAAGACGGAAATTCGATTACATTAACCCAGCTCAAACTGTACAAGATTTGATGGTTAAATATAATTGGATAGAAGACGATAATTGTAATTATATAATACCTTATTTTGAAGAGTATGAATATAATAAAGAGAAACCAGGTGTAACAATAAAAGTGTTATGAACGATTATTACATAAATGAATTTATAGATAAGTTTTGTGAAATACACAAAGTAAGTAAAATTATGTTATTTTCTGGAAGCAGAAAAAGAGAATTGGTTGACAAGAGAGGAGTATTAGCTTTCTTTTTAAGATACAAAGCTAAATTAACTTGGCAAAAAATTGGAGACATAATGAACAGAAAACATTGCGCTGTATTATATGTAGTAAATAAAACAGAAAGTCTTATATCAGTTTATCCACATATAAAAAGAATGATTGATGAGACAAATAAATTATATTTGCAATATAAACATTTGATAGAAGAAAGCGATGATAAAAATATATATTCTTATCTTTTAACAGATAATCAAAGATTAAAAGAAAGAATAGAGAAAAATGAAAAATTATTAAAACAACTTATAAATTTAGAACAAGATGGCTAAAAAACAAACCAAAACCAAAATTAAAATTGCAGGTAAAAGTTATATGATTCCTGTAGATGTAAAAAAATCTATTGAATTTTTAAGCGATGTTATAAGAGCTCATGAAGTAGCCTTATTAACATGGGAACATAAAGTTTGGAACAAGCAAGCTTTTGACGAAAAAGACATTGCTATATTCGAGCAAAATATGCACGAGTATGTAATGAGAATACCTAATGCAGGAGAAATTTTAGCTAATATGGTAAAGATTGATGAAAAAGAAAAGAATCTAGAAGAAGAAACAACTGAAGAAAAAGTAGATGAAGTTAATCAAGAAGCATAGTTTAAATCAACATAACTATTATAATGATACTGAATATGTATCTAATAGTATGCTAAACTATATATCTATATCTCCTGAGTACTTTAGATTTAGACAAGATTTTCCACAAACTGCTACGCCTTCTATGAAATTAGGCTCAGCAATACATATGAATGTATTACAACCTGAATTGTTTGATGGAACTTATGCTGTGTCTCCCAAGTTTGATAAAAGAACCAAACAAGGTAAAATAGATAGTCAAGAGTTTATTGACCACAATAGATTTAAAACTATTATTAGTGAAGCTGATTATCATTTAATAGAACAAATAACTTTGAAAACTATGAAAGATAGTACAGTAAATCGTTTATTGACAAATGGAAAAGCAGAAAAAATAATCGTATGGAATAATGAGTATTATAATGTAAATTGTAAGGGTATGTTAGACTATCATAGAGATGATATGATAATAGACCTTAAAACAACTAAAGATTGTTCTTACAATGGATTTATGAAGTCTATGAGAAAATTTAAATATCATAAACAAGCTGCGTTCTATATGGACGCTGTAAAGGCTACTAGGTTTATTATTGTAGCAATAGAAAAGACTCCACCATTTTCTATTAATGTATTTGAACTAGGAGATGATATGATAGACGAAGGTAGAGATATGTATAACCATGAATTGGAAACTTATAAATATTGTACAGAGAATGATTACTGGCCTGGAGCTGGATTCGACCCTCTAGACAAAAAATCAGAGAGAACAATTCATATATTAACCAATAATTATGAAATCTAAGTCGGTGTTATTTGAAGGCGGGGTAGAAAAAATATCTACCCTTGCCGACGGCTCATTAAGGATACACATAGGTACTCCTGAGCTGTCTAATGAAACTATGGTAAATCTATTTAAATTAAATAGAAAAACAGGATATGTATTATTATCTCCCTATCCTGTTAATGAGGACCAAAAAATTGCCGTAGAAAAAGCTACTGAAACTATAGAACATGAGTCTACAGAATTTGGTAACAAAACTCCTAGTCAAAGATTAAGAGCTGTATTATATGTACATTGGGAACAAACACAACCTAAACAATTAAATCCTGATACAGGTAATTTAGAATTGGTTGAATTTGACTTGTTTTATAAAAGAGAATTAAACAAGATTGTTGAACATTATAAAACTAAATTAAGCTAATGGCAATAAAAACATTCGTATATCAAAAAGAAAAACAGAAAAAGAGGCCTGGTGTTCATGCTAAAAGCAAAACATCAAATTTAAAACAAAGTAGAAATTATAAAAAAAAGTATCGTGGCCAAGGAAGATAAAAAACATAGTAAATACTATTATGATTATGATAGAAATAAAAATATGACATCTACATATGATATAGAAGATAGTAGAATACCTGAATACTATAAAGGTAAAGAAGGGTATGAAGCTAGAAAAGTTTGTGACAACTTTGAATTAACTTATCATATAGGAACAGCTGTAACATATTTATTAAGAGCGTATCGCAAACATGACACTCCTGTAGATTGTATTAAAAAAGCAATAGCTCATTTAGAATTTGAATTAGAAAAATTAAAAAAATAAAATTATGTTGGCATTTTTAACATTTATTGTTGGGTTTATTTCTGGAATGTATGTAGTAACTCAATATGAAAAAAGTATAGATAGAAATATCGAAAGAAATAGTAAAAAAGAAACATACGTAGATTTCGTAGAAAAACACTATCAAAAGAAAGATGATTAGTTATATAGGGGGCAAAAGTAGAATGGCTAAATGGATATCTGAATATATTCCAAAAGACATAGAATCCTATATAGAAGTATTTGGAGGAGCTTTCTGGGTATATCTCAAAGGAGATGTATCTAGTTCTCCAAAATTAGAAAAAGTTGTTTATAACGATAAGAATAGGTTTATGGTTAATCTTATTCAATGTTGTACTGACCCTTTAATGTTTTATAATCATATAGAAAAAATTAAATCACAAGATGAAAAATTATTTTATCAATATCAAAAAGAAATAAATAATACATGTGATTTAGGCTTTCCAGACTTTTCAATGGATTTAGCTATGAAATACGCTTATGTTGCCACACAAGTATTTAGTGGAAGTAAAATAATGGAATCTAAATATATAGATTTAAAAGGTAAATATAAGTGTAAGTTCGATTCTTTTCGTGATAGATTATTAAATTTTGATATAGTAAATCGTTTAATAAAAATAAGTCAATGTGAAAATTTAGATTATACAGAATGTATTTCTAAATATGATGGAACTACTAGCTTCTTTTATTTAGACCCACCATATTGGAAAACAGAAAAATATTATTCTAATCATAATTTTGATGCATTAGACCATGAAACATTATCTAAGTGGCTACAAAATATAAGAGGTAAATTTGCATTATCTTATTATTATTTTGAAGAGCTAGAAGAGATGTATCCTAGAAAAGATTTCCGATGGGTGAGTAAAGAGTTTACAAAAGCTGCTGGAGCACAAAAAGGAAAGAAACAAAATAAAGGAGAAGAATTATTAATTATGAATTATTAACTAAAAATTAAATAAAATGGAAGATTTGTTAGACAAGCTACAAAATTTAGAAGACTCAGTAATGAATAAACTGGAAAGAAAACTAGATAACACTCAAGATGAAATAGACAAAGAAGAATTAGAAGAGCGTATAGAAGAGATTCGTGATAAATTTAGCGATATACAAGATATGGTTGCTTCAACAGAATATTAAAAAGAAGTAAATGGATAATTTAGAACCAGGTCAAATAGTTTATTGTGATATTACTTACGAGTATGATAGACCTTATCGTAATAGAACTAAAACAGAAACTATAAATCTGGTAAATATTGTATTTGGTAGAGAGTATGTATCTACATACCCTCTGCTAGAATACAAAAAATATAAAAGAGATATATTAAAAATAAATCGTAAAAAACCTATACAATGTGATGTAAGAGTTATAGATTTAAAAATCCATGCTAAAATGGGATTTAAAAATAAATCTAAAGGATATACACAGGTGAAGCGTAGTGAACAGATTAGAAATAAAATAACAGGAGCTTATGAATAAATATAATAACATAAAAAGGATATTAAGAAATCAAATAGATAAAGGTGTAAAATCATTATGGACATTTGATGAAGAAAAAAAAGAGTTTAATTATCTATATAAACGATTTGATGATAAACTAAAAATATATACACCTCAACAATTAATTGATAAATTAGAAGAAAAAGTAAAAGAAAATGACAGTAGAAACTAAATTAAGATATTGGAGAAAATATAAAAGATATCTAGAAAAGTGTATTAAAGTAGTAGATAAAACTATTAAAAATTTAGATAAACGTAGATTTAAAAATTAATCTAATTCTACATTATAGTTTAATATACCTTGAAGCCCATTGTTTCTATGATATAGAAAAGCTTGGGCTTTTTTAATGTTTCCTATATAACCCTTACTGTCATGCCAAAAATCAGTGGCAGACATAGAAGATAAATTACGAATAGTTATTCCTTGTAATTCTTCAATAGCTTGCATTTTTGTAGACTTATTTGTATGTAAATGACCTCTATGAACCTCAACATAATCCACATCACTCCATGCGTTTTTATATCTTTGTGATATAATACCAGGTAAATCATTAGCTTTAGGTCCGTCACCATGGTCAGATATAACCATATTCTTACCATATACTATCATCTTCATTAAACAATCACTATTGTCTACTTTAACATTTTCATTATTCTCATAATATAATTCTAAAGTATCTCCTAAATGCATCATTGATTCTCTATCATGATTACCTGGAACAACCATTACATGTACATCTGCTATCTCTGATAAATAATTAATTGCTTTGATAAGTAATTTTCTACCAGCTCTGTACATGTCTATATGATAATTGGAATTAAATTGTGGAGTACCTTTAGTTGTAGTAGGTATAGGCCAATCTCCATCAGAATTTAAAAAGTCATGACCCGCTATAAATAATATTTTATCTACATAGTATCCTTGAGCTCTATATAATAGATGTTCAATAGCATCAAACATTCTTGTCTCTGCTATTTCTAAACTATATTCATCACCTTTAATTCCTATTTTACCTAAATGTAAATCAAAAGCAGATATTTCTAAAAGATATTTATCTTTTTTATCATTCCTATCTCTTTTTTTACGTTCTACTTTAGGAGACAGATCGGCCAAATCTTCTTTTAATTGTTTTTTTACTATTTTAAGATTTAGTTCTGGCTTAATTCTAGTTAACCATGCTTTCATACGATACATAGTAACTGTTGTAGGATTGTTATCTTTATCAAAACCTGTTACTTCATACGTTCCTATATCGTATTTATTTATTTCCCATTCATTTAAATCAATTTTACAATGCTTTATTAAATCATCTATTGATTTTACTCTATTAGAGTTTTCTACATATACTTTTAAATTGTCTTCTTGCTCCTCTATATTTATAACTTCTTTCTCTTTTTGATTCTGTGTATCACCAATTTCTTTGCGTAGTCTACGAGCTGTCCCTCTTATTACTTCGTAATTTGTATTAAATAATACAGCTGTTTCTGCGTATCTACTTCTTAATAAATGTGGATTTGCTAAAAGATGTTTCTTAATTTTATCGGTTAAAGACATAATATTTTTTATGTTATTTTATATGTCTATAAAATTATCATATATAGTTTTCAATGTAAAGCTTAAGAAAATTAGTTATCAACAAAGTTATCAACTTGCTTTTATCTTAGCATATGTGACATCAGTACCTGCACGACTTGGAACATAATAAAAATATACACGTCTTTCTACATTACGAAAAACAGACATAAATGGGTCATTTCCACCTAAATCTGTTTTTTCATTAGTTACACTTCCTAAAATTCCTGTAAGATTTGCTGTTTCCGTACTTGATAATGTACCTGCAATTATTCGTATTGTGTCGCCTCCAGATACAGCTGTTATTCTACCATCAGCTCCAACTGTAAATGTTAAATCTTCTGGCGCAACATAACTCCAATGTAAATCATATATATTAGTTCCTGCTGTACTATAATGACATAACATTACATTAATTAAAGATTCTCCTTTTTCTAGAGTAAATAGATATACAACTTCATTAGAGGTTCCGTCTTTATGATACCCTAATTCTATATTACTTGATATAGATTGTTGTTCCTTAGCAAAATTTTCTTTCCTTTCTGCTGTTACAATCTTTTCACTTTCTCGTAAAGTATGATTAGTTGTTTTTGTAGAAGAATCAACAGAATGCTTTAACGCTCCTCTATCTTTAGATAATTTATTGTACCTATCCTTATCACTAATTAAAGGCATAATATATCTTAATCGTCAGAAGCTATTCCTGTATCTAAACCATCACAAAGTAAGTATTGTACTTTTTGAGCTGCTGTAGTAGCTACTAAGTCTAAATTTGCAGACCCATCTGCTGCTCCATCTATATGTACTGGAGAAAAGAAACATTCACCTGGCTTTAAATTTGCAATTGTATCTCCATCTGGATTTACAGCTACAGCATAGTCTGTATCTACATTTTTAATAAAAGTAAAGATTCTATCTTTATTGTGTCTTCCTAAATTAATTGTAGTAGCGGAAGTTCCATTAGTTAATATTTCACCTGTACTAATAATAGCAGAATTTGCAGTTTGAGCAGTTGTTGTAAAAGAAGGTGAATAAGAAAATATAACAGTTCCATTTGAGTCTGTTAATGTAAAGCTTCCAGAAGCTGTTATTGAAGTTGACATTGTTGCCATATCTATTTTTTTTTAAATTATTAATTATGCTGCTGAATCTACTTCAAATATGAAATATTCAACATGTACAGTTGCGGTATCGGCTCGTAAAGTTGTAACTCCAGTACCACGTATGATTGTAAATAACCATTCTCCTGGCTCTAATATACCTACTAAATCAGCAGCACTAGACGCTCCATCATAAACTTTTAAAAAGTTTGTATCATCCATATTTCTTATATAAAAAGCTCTACCATTAGTAAATGCTGTAGTAGCTCCAACTTTAGAAGGGTCTAAACCATAATCAGCATCAGAAGCTACATCTGCTCTTCCACTTTCTATTTGGTTAATACCAGTAAGATTTAAATTAAATGAACCACTCTGAGACTGACTATATCCAGTCCCCGAATTAGCTGTCATATTTATTGAAGCATTAAATGTATAATTTGCCATTGTTTTTTATTTTTTACAAAGTTAAGAATTTTTTTTATTATAAATACTATCTTTAATTCTTTTTATCACTGCACATTTTTCATATTCTTCTGTTTCTATAAAATGGTCTATAATTTCTGTATATACATCTTCTTCTATATCTTCAATATTTGTATATGGTTCAAAAGGAAGTACACATCCATTATATTCTATTAAGTCCTCTATATGTAATTTTCCTGTTATTACATAATAAGCGTTTTTATATATATCATTAAATATCACGTTATCTTTTTTAGATTGACTCATGCTTATATCTTGTTCTACCATTTTTATCTCTATATGCAATAGTAAGTTTTTTTCTATTTTGTCTATGTGTAACATAACTTATATGTATCCAATTAGGATTTCTTTTATCTCCAAACTCCCATATTAGCTGGTCAAATTCTAAATTGTCTTTTATATAATGATACATTTCAGCATTTGTTTTATATCCAAAAGTATCATCTATATCTATAGCTTGACCTTTACAGTGTTGAGATTTTTTATCACCACCTATTGCTTTATTTACTTTTTCAGACCTAAAAAAACTGTTTACTTTTATTGGTCCTCCCACCCATTCTCTTAATGGTTCAAATACATAATGAGCAATATCATGCATACATTTTAATTGTTCTGCATTTGGAGTGTTGTCTAATCCTTTTCTTAGAGCAGTTGCACTATATGTGCCTTCTTTATCGCTAATATGTTTACTTATCATTTTTTTGTTTTTTCTAAAGACCTACCACCAAAGTAAGCACCTATTACGGTAATTAAAACTAATTGTAATAAATCTGTCCATTTTGCTTCTACTACAAAATTAATAACACCAGCATCAATAAATATTAATAGTACTGTTGATAATACTAAAAATATTAAAACTAATGGCCTTACATTTTTACTTAACCAAGAATCTGATTTCATATCAGCTTCCCATCTAGTAGAAATTTCTTTTTCCATTTGTGTTTCATATGAAGCTACTAATTCTTGCATTTTTCTTTTAGCTTCTAATTTTTCTTCTTTTGAAGTATGTAAGTCATCTATAACTCCACCTACACCTTCTACTAAATCTTTAGCTCCTCCGCTAAATAAACCTCCTAATATACTCATAACTTTATTATTTAATTAATATTAATACTTTAACCCCCATAAGAGGAATCTCTTCCTCCTGAAGGACTTTCTCCTGTTCCTCCTGTTTCTCCTGGTTTTGATGCAGATTGACTTCCTGTTGACCCTCCTGCTCCTCCTGTACCTCCTGTAATAGGCGATGGTCCTATTTGCCCTATATTACTTGTTATCCCTCCTGGGTCTGGGTCTATTTCTTTACACCCCGAATCTATACATTCTTGTTTTGTAGCATATTGACCCCCTAATGGACCTGCAGGACCTGCAACTTCTATACATTTAAATCCAAATTTAGGATGGTCTCCTATTTGTACACAATCCCATGAGGTTATTGCAGGGTAATCTGGAGATGTATTACAACATTCTGGATTTGTACCAACGTCTGACAAATTTGTTCCTGAATTAGGTAATGGATGAAGGCTCATTGTTGCAATATCTAATCTATTCATTTCATGAGTAGTAGCATCTGCAAGATAAATATTTCCATTACTACAAAATACGGAATGGTCAGAAATGCTTGCCGAGCCCAATAGATTACCTTGAGCATCATAATGTCTTGTCATACCTGCTAATTTTTCTGTTGTTACATATGTATTACTTTGCGGTATATATATAGCGTCTGCAACCATACTTTGAGTAGAAAAAAGAGGAGTAATATTAGCGGTAGTAGTAGAAATATCAAAATGAAATAAATGAGTTTGACCATGACTAAAACTTGGAAAATTTGGAAAATAGTGATAACTTACTAATAATTCAGTAGAATTATAACTACATCGAACCTCGAAGTCTCCTGGATTTCCTTGTGGTATATTAATAATCCTACTAAAACTAACAGTATGATTTGGAGAAAGATTTAATTCTAATATTCCCTTATATGATTGATTAGGATTTACTACCCCTGTAAAACTACTTGATGTAGAATTATATGAAATCGTCATCCATATTTTATTATCATAATAAGCTATTCCCTCTGATAATTGTGGATTAGTAATATTAGTCGGCAACATATTATATATTTGAGTTTCATTGGCAAGCACAGTTCCTAATCCTGACAATGCTCCTATATTTGGAAAATATCGGAGTTCATCATTACCTGGACCTTGCATAAAATCATAAGAAATTATTTTACATTCTTTATTTTTTGGAAATCCATTACAACATGGTCCCCTATAAATATCAAATCCTGGCATAGGAGTTCCTGATGGAATGGGAATAAAATTAGGGTCTCCTAAAGTCATATGCGCAATGTTCCAAGGCATAGGTAGGTAATGTAAACCTTTATAAACTAAACATATTTTTTCTACATGAAATACTGGTATACCTGGATGAGTGCACGATACTTGACTAAAAAATGGATTAAGTAAAGGATATCCATACGGCTCATTATCTACTACTACAGTATCTCCTATATTGATTGGCCCTAGTTGAGATACTACATAATCATACCAAGCTTCATAAGTTGCATTATATAAAGGATTTAATGGATTATTAAAATGTGATAAAGTAAAGGGATACAGCTGTGAAAGATTTGGATGATTAGTATATATAGGAAAAAATCCTGATACAGACTGATTATGAAATCCAGCTCCTCCAGTAGAATTATTCATAGTAATAGCTTGCCCTTGCGAAGAACCAGATTGATAAAACAAAGTTCCATTAGCCATTGCATCAACGAAATTATGACTAGTCCATACTCCACAAATATCCCAAGTATGTACATTTCCTGCGCTTTCAGTTTCTCCAACTTTAATTAAAGAAGTTTCTATACCCTTACATGTTCCTGATGATTCATCTATAGTTGCCATTTTATTTTTTATAAGGGAATAATTTATTTAATTTTTTTCTTCTTTCATCACAACCACAATCTTCACTTATTATTTTAACATATTTAGTTATACCGCTTCTGGTAATAACTTTCTGTAACGTATCACCTAAACCTTCTGACTTTTTATCTTTTACCTCCATCATATTTTACAGCATGCTTCTCTGTTATTAATAATTCATTTAAACTAACTAATGTTAATTTCTCTTGTCCATCTACTCTATCTAACATAATCTCACCTAAACATCTTCCAAACTTACCCACCCCATGAGAATTTAATAAAATATTATCACATCCTTCTAGAAGCTGTTTAACCCTATCTTTAGCGGCTAACCCTCTAGCTTTTTCCTCTAAATCTCTAGTTCTAGATTCAGCAGCATTAATCCCCATAAATCTAATTCTTTTTTTTACTTTAATGTCAAAACCTAAATCTATCTCTGCATCTACAGTATCTCCATCTACAACTCTTAAGAGATTTATTTTATAATTATACATTATCTAATAATATAGTTAATACCAAATTTGAAATCATACCACTCACGATTCCAATATTTATTATACTTACCTTCTGCAAATATACCAATTTGTTTATTTACTTTTTTACCAAATATAACACCTCCAGAATAATCATACCATTGTCCTCCTATAAAATTATGATACGAATATTTATTTTCTAAATCATAATGATATGGTAATAAATTAGCCCAACTATGTAACCAATAATTTTTATCATAATAATAGTAATCAAACCCTACAACTAAAGAATGATTCCATATTCTATCTAATTCATTTCTTTTCTTTTCTGTATAATTAGCTAATACTTCAGGTATTACTACTTGTTCCCATATGTCTACAGAAGTAGCTACAACTTCTCCGTTTGGGTCAGTATATATAGACTCATGAACATTTACATTATATCCTTCTTGTATCGCTAAATATGTATAGTGTAAATTACCATTTGATAATATCCATTCATCTAATGGATTATATCCATAAGGCTCTGCTATCCTTTGAGCTGCTCCAATATTGACCGAAAATCCTTTTCTTATAGTATGTCTGTATCTTTGAGAAGCCTCATAATACTCTACATCAGCAAACCCATCTTTTAAATATTCTATTTTAGTATTCCAGTTATTACCTACATATCTAATAAAATGATGTTGGTCTAAATATTCTATACCTTCTTGTCTTTTATAATTTGCTTCAAATAAAAATTCCAATCCTTTTATTTTACCTATAGTCGCAGCATCACTATAATTAGACTCAGTGCCATCATAGAATGTGTTGGCTTTATTTTCATATCCAAATCTAGCTATTTTTCTAACACCAAAAGTTACATTATAATCATAAGGAGTTTGTACTGTTTCAGTGGTTAGTCCATTTGTAACAGAAAATATGTCTACGTCTGATATAGATGTCCCTCCATTTACAGCTCCATAAAATGTGGAGAATTTAAAAAGTTTTTTTAAATCAATATCAATTTCTTGAGAAAAAGTAAATATTGGTATTAAAAGTAATATTAATATTTTTTTCATTTTGAATATTTTTTCTCTACTGTTCCGTCACTATATATAAAAAACAATACTTGACGACTACTTGGTTTAGCTGGTCTACCTAATATATCAGTAATCATTAATAATTGTTTATCAAACCTTTTTGGTAAAGGCCCTGTCCAAGTTCCTTCACAATAATTATATGTAGCTTGACATATAGTATCCCATTCATTATCACAACAATATTCATCTACCTCAATCACCCAAGCGTAACATGGGTCATTTAACCAATATGGGATTCCAGGACCTGTAATACATTCAGCGTCATATAAACAACTATCATTAGATATATTAGCTAACGAGTTATAATTGTACGCATCTTGGTCCATACACCCCTCAACCACGTCAATACATGAACCATTGTCAGTATTAGCTGTTGAATCATAGTTAAGAGCAGTAGAGTCAGTACAACCGTAAATATAAGAAATACAAGAAAAATCTTCTGTATTAGCTTGTGGATTGTAGTTGAGCATAGAAGGGTCAGTGCAACCATAAATATAAGGCACACAATTACTAGGGTCATATTCTGCATTTGCTAAAGGATTAAAGTTAAACATAGTACTATCTGTACATCCATAAACAAACGGTTCACAACTTCCATCATCACTATTCGCATTAGGATTGTAATTATACATTGTAGGGTCAGTACATCCATATACAAAAGCTATACATGTATCTGGAGTGTTTGCTAATGGATTATAATTAAAAGCTAAAGGCTGCATGCATCCATATACAATAGGTATGCACCCTCCATTATCTACATTAGCATTACTATCGTAATTGAACATAGTAGTATCCGTACATCCAAACACAGCTAATATTTGACAACTATCTTGTATATTATAATCTGTTATATATCCATTCGTAGTATCTTGATGATACTCTAAATACGCTGGAGATATACATCCAGGATAATAATAACAAGTTTCTGAAGTGTTTGCTGTACTATCATAATTAAACGCCATCTCATCCATACATCCATTAACTATCTCGATACATTCATTACCACAATAAGTGGTTCCTACATAAGTTTGAAATGGAATTATAAATGGTGGGGATACGCTAATTACTGTGTCTCCCATTGGATTACGTAAAGTAAATCCACATTCTAAAGCTGTATGTTGTGCTTGTGATGTAACGAAAAATTTAGCTCTAACTTCTTCTGGTGCATTTAACTGTATTGTATAAGATTGATTTAAACTAGGCGTATTCATATAAAATACACTAGTATCATTACCTTGATATATTT